AAGAAACACTATTACAATCGAAAACGACGAAAACAAATGGGGACTCGAACACAGCCTTGAGCTTGCAAACGATCTCGCTCTGGTGCTAGACATCCACCATCACTGGTGTCGTGAAGGAAAATACATTGAACCCGATGATGACCGTATTAAACGTATTGTCGAAAGCTGGCGTGGCGAGCGTCCTGCTATGCATTACAGTTGTAGCCGCGAGGATGTACTACAAGAATTTGATCCAGGTGTACGACCAGACATGGCAACACTGCTTGAAAGTGGATACAAAAAAGGAAAACTAAGAGCACACAGTGATTACATGTGGAATAATGCAGTCAATGAATGGGCATTGTCGCATTGGCAATGGGCCGACATTATGGTAGAGGCTAAGATGAAGAACTTGGCTAGTGGACAACTTTACAGCATGACTGAAGAATCCAAGCAACTAGCAGCATAAATACAGCATGGAGAACAACATGAGAAACAACTTTATACAAACAATGTATGCACGTACACAAGCACAAGTACAAGCGCCTAATAAAAATCCTAACCGGGTGCTAGGTGGTTTAAAAGGCGCCGGTGTAAATAGTTTTACAATGTTAGGCGAAGATGGTATGGAAAAACAAATACCAACTCAAGCATATGTTTTTGCACTTGAAGAAAAGTTAAGTAGATTAGAACAACAACTAAAAGAACAAGACAAACGTATTAGGAGATTATCGAATGATCAAAAACTGGATAGAAACACGATTGAAGGAAAGATCAACCGTTGATGGAGTGCTAATGGTAGCAGCAGGCGCAGCTATTATTATCTTTTCACCATTAACAAAACTTATTGCTTATGGTGCTATTGCATACGGAGCATGGACTATTTGGCGCAAAGGTTAAAAGTCGCAGCCATTGGATGTAGTTTTACAAACTATATATGGCCTACATATGCAGATGTACTTCAAGCAGACAAGTTTGGTCAAGCAGGCATTGGCAACGATCGCATCTTCTACATATTATGTCACTTATATAAAACACAGCAGTTGCATCTTTATGATGCAATTATTATTCAATGGACCAGCCCTTTTAGATTTGATTACTTGAAAAAAGACGGTTGGACACATAATGACGGCAATATTGCCCATAGTGTAGAAAACAGGTATATTTGGAAGAAAATTAAAGAGTGGTACAATGAAGATTTTGAAACTGAAAAAAGTGAAAATTATATTTTAGCAACAAAAGCAATTTGTAATAAGATAGGAATAAAACAATATCATATGTCCATGACTGATTTTATAGACTGTGTAGACTTACCTGAACTAAGTGATAATTTTAAAGGAAGGTATCAAATACAAAGGGCTAAATGGTCAAAAACACCATTTGAAGATGGGCATCCTGACATTCTTTCTCATATTTCAATAGCAGAAAAAGCCGCAGAATATTTACAAACTAACATTAGTCCTATTATGACAAACAAGTGTAATGATTTTCACAAACAGATTTTAAAAGGAATGACGTTTGAAGATATAGATAATGATTACAAGCTATATTTTCCCAATAGGCATATTACTGCTTGCTGACATTTTCCATACTTGCTTTGCATTCACTCCACGCTGTTGTGCAAAACGTTTTGCATCGCAGTTTTCGCATACATGGAAATAGTTGTTGCTGAGTCTTTTTGGATCCATACTTCCTCGCTCTCTAGCAAACTCTTCGTTGCAGTTATCGCAACGTAGCAGTACCATTGTTTTTTTACGATTATACGTGTGTTGTTTGCCGAGTTTACTGCGGCGCATGTGCCACGTATCAATTAAATATTCTTTTAGAAACATAAGTATATTTACCACTGATTTACATTAAGATTATAAAATACAACGATAAATATTAGAAAGGAACACTATGAGCATACTAACACTAACTCCAGCAGCAAACCAGCAGATCGGCAAACTATGCAAAGAGAATGATTGCTATGCTATCACTCTTAACATCAAAGGTGGTGGCTGTGCAGGGTTTGAATACGACTGGGGAACAGCACAGGTAGAAGATCTACAACCAGGCGACGAAGTAGTTGCTTGCGATCAAGGTACCTTTGCAATCAGTGCAGATAGCGTGATGTTTTTGATCGGAACAGAAGTTGATTATGTAAAAAGTATAGTAGGTGCTAACTTTGAAATAAACAACCCAAATGCACAGAGTTCATGTGGGTGTGGCGTAAGCGTCAACTTTGACATGGATAATTTAGTACCACAGTTTTAAAGGATAAAAAAATGGCAAGACAAGAAGTTGATATTGGTATCGAGGGTAATGACGGCACAGGCGATAGTATTCGCGAAAGTTTTAAAAAAGTAAATACAAACTTCACTGAACTATACGCTGTGTTTGGGCTAGGTGGTGCAATATCATTTAAGAACATTGACGATGTGCCAGATTCATATTTAGGAAACACAGGTGCTATCACAGCAGTTAACAGTACAGAAACTGGGTTAAACTTTTATAAGTTTGTTAGTGATACTGGCAACAACGGCACAGAGAAAGCAGTTAATACTATCAATAATAGTGTTGTTGTTGAGTTTGATGATGTAGATCCTGCTACGCCTAATCAAAGCGGCACAGTCAAGATTATCATCAATGATCCACATATTGAACGTGATCCTGATCCGGTATTAAATGCTCCGTTAAACGCTCAGGCAGTAACAGCATATAGTAATGCTATTAATACAAAACTAAGAAATACCGGAGCAGGTGATGATATTAACACACTTGTTACCAACTGGGCAACTACACATCCTGGATCGGCAGCTATTTCTACTGACAATGTTATCATCAGTAAGGGTTATGCAGATGATAACTATGTAAATGTAGCAGGCGATACCATGACTGGTGCTTTGAATGTTCCAGCAAGTGCTACTGGTACACAAGTTCCACAAACACAAGAAGTTATTACACGAGCAGGTAGCGAAACCAACAGACGTATGTTAGACACACTTTACCTAGCGGATCACCCAAATCCACTTGAAGGGTTTGGTGCACCAAACGGTAAAGATGATTTACAAGCTGTTACAAAACTTTATGTTGATACACAGGGCTATGCTAGTGCAACAAACATTTATGTTTCAACATCTGGCGATGATTCACAAAAAGCAGCTCCAGCTGGCCAAGAAGGTAGGTCGCCACAGTATGCTTACAAATCTGTTAATGCTGCTATGATTAAAGCAGAATCGATTATTGAAGCTACTCCATACGAACCTGGTCCTTATGTACAGCAAGTAACATACGACAATGGCGCTGTTAATAGTATTATTGATAGTATTACAGGATATACCAGTCCAGCAACCGCAGTAGCAGCTAGTAACTTAGCTGTGTCTAATACAAACTCTATACAAGAATTTGTACAAGATTACATTGAAGTTAACTTTGCAGACTTAACATACGATATACAACTTTGTAAACGTGATGTACAACTAATGATCGATTCTGTAAGACTTGATGTTAATGCAGGATTAACAGTAAACTATCTATCACGTTGGGCAGGCCTAAGATACAATGCAAACCCAAGTGCAATTAAAGCACAAGTAGATCAAGGAGCAGCTACACGAGCATCAATTGCTTTGGTTAGAGCACAGTTGGTTAGTGCATTTAATGACGCTAATACAGCAGCACCGGGCACAATCTCAGCAAGTGTTATTACAGCCTACACTGATCGTTTTAATGAAATCATTGACATTTTGTCAGGAACAGATGTTGCCCTTGCAGCTACAGGCGCAGGATATACATTTGCATTTACTAATGGTACAAACGCAGCAGTTGATCAAGGTGGTGAAGGCAATCCTGATCTTATTGAAGGTAAAATCATTGTAGGGAAACTATCAGGTGCAAAAGGTATTATTACTGATTACACTCGTGGCGCAAGTGTTACTACTGATAGTGTAGTAGTTGACCTAGTTGAACCTATTGAGTTTATTGCAGGTGAAGAACTAGAATTTGGTAATATTACTAGAAACAACCAAATCACAGTAAGAATTGAAAGTGGTATTTATTACGAACACCTTCCTATTAAGTTACCTGAAAACGTAAGTATCAAAGGCGATGAGTTTAGACGAGTTGTTCTACGTCCAAAGCCTGGTGTTTCGCAGAGTAAATGGAATCATACATATTTCTATAGAGATATTGTAACTGATGGACTTATATCAGCATATTCACCAGCTGCAACACTAACAAATGTGTCTGCTGATGATCCGGCACGTACACTAGGAACATATCAGATAGGTGTAGATGATTGGGGATCTAATGGTGCTGGCGTAAAAGCTACATTCCAGGTTATTGTTTTATCAGGTGGAGCCTGTACTGTAACCATTACAAGTGGCGGCGATGGATTTATTGTTGGTGAAACAATAACTATTAATGATAGTAAGATTGGTGCTGGCGGTGCCGCAGACTTAACATTTGATATTGCAACTACAGGTGGCGGCTATCACTTTACACATCCAATTAGTGGCAAGCAAGGAAAATATGGATATCATTATGTTTCTGATCCTAGTAAAATAGCAGATGTAGGTACTGATGCTACAGCTAATCCTGGAAACTTTAAAGAAGCTGCAAGATTGATTGAACTCAACAAAGCCTATCTGGTAGAAGAAACAATAGAATATGTTAATGCAACATATCCTTCCTTGGTTTACAACGAAACCAAATGTCGTAGAGATACTGGATTGATTGTTGACGGTATTGTTAAAGATTTACGTGTAGGTGGAAGAGAAAACACTCTTACAAATCAAGGCGCATACTATGCAGGTGCCGTTGCAGGACAAGAAACAGAAACTGCCGCAGCAATAACAAATCTAAAAGCTATTATCACAAACGTACTAGCCAACGATTCAGGCAATGGTTATGCAGGAACAGGAAGTGTTGCTCAGATATTTGATGAAGATTATGCAGCAGAAACCGAATCAGATACACAATCTAATGCGTTGGTCGATTGTGTTGCATATTTTAATAATGTAAACTATAATCCTCCATTAAACAACAGTGAAATGGATGTTCTACTGTGTAATGATGGTACTATTGTAAGAAACATTACTGTACAAAGACAAGGCGGATTTATGATGGTGCTTGACCCAGAAGGTCAAATATTAACACGTTCGCCTTATTGTCAAACAGGATCAAGTTTTGCACAATCAAAAGGAACAAACAGAAACTTTGCAGGCGGATTGTTTGTTGACGGATATGCAGGTAATATGCCTGCAACTATTGACACAGTAAATAGTGCATTTAGTATTAGTGTAAGTTCACCAACTGATCAAGGTTTATTTGTAAGAAGACCTCCTACACCGTTTCCGTTCTTTATCAACGGTGCAAGATATCAAGTTAACACAATATCTGCATACGATAAAGCTACCGGAACTGCTACATTTATTTTAGATGAAACCAGTAATCCAAGCGAAAGTACATCACGCAACATAGATAATATTACACAGGCAGCAACCGCTGTGATGCGCACAACTACTGCACATCCATACTCAGATGCAGATCGTATTACAATCAGTAATGTAAATGGTATGGTTGAAATAAACAGTGCTACGTTGTATGTTAAAACTACAATCAATCCAAATGAAGTTGAACTATATACCGATGTAGCTCTAACAGCAGGTTATAATACTAGTGCATTTAGTGCATACACAGGCGGCGGACTTGCTCAAACGTTTGTAGTTGGTCGAGGGTATACTGGCAGCACTGGTGTTGACATATTTGTACAAAGTGGTGGTAACAGAAGTATGTTAGCAAACGACTTTACACAAATCAACGATTTAGGGTTTGGTGCATTATGTGTTAACAACGCACTAGCAGAACTTGTTAGTATGTTTACATACTATTGTCATACTGGATATCTTGCACTAGACGGATCTCAAATACGTAGTCTTGGAGGCAACAACAGTTATGGTATTTACGGACTGGTTTCAGCAGGCGCAGATCCAGATGAAGTTGCTACAGATGTTACATTAGGTGCCAATATGGTATTTCCAGGAAAAACATTTAGAGCAGATGGCATATTAGATTTTTCAGCTGCTGCACCGTCTACAGGAAATATCAGTGCAGGACAAACACTAACACAAGGCTTGATCAATGCTACTATTACCGCTGTTACACAAGCAAGTCCAGCATCAGTTACTGCAACCGGACATGGGCTAACCAATGCCGATCTAGTTACAATATCTGGAGTTGTTGGTATGACAGAACTAAATGGCTTGCAGTTTTATGTAAGTGTAACAAATGTTAACGAATTTACATTGTACACTGACGTTGGATTAAGTTCTCCATATGATTCTTCAACCAACACTGCATACACTAGTGGCGGTGTTGCAACTAGAGCAGCAAATGCAACAGGTATACTAAGTTTCACAGGTGAAGAAGATGGTAGTGGAGATCCTACTAGATTGTATGTACATACCACAACAGGAACATTCAACACAACTGCAACTATTACTTCACCTACAAGTACAAATGTTGGTATTCCGGCAACAGTTACAACACTAGACAATGATGCACCAGAAGATTCGTTGTTTATGTATGTTTATGATTTAAAAGAATATCCTCATAACGTAAGTGAAGTTGAAATACTACACAATACTGGATTGTATCAACCATATGAAATAACAAACGCAAGTGATGCTAACTTTACATTAAGTAGTTACGATATTGACACTAGTAGTGCAGTCGGACTTACAGGTACATACACTGCCGATACAGCTATTTTTAAAGTCAAGAAAACACGAGCTGACAACTACAGTGTTGATATCACAGGCGGCGGTAGTGGAGCAGGTGCAGCTGGCGAAACAATCATTATTCCAGGTACACTACTTGGCGGTGCTACACCTGCTAACGATGCTACTATTACAACAACAGATGTAGACGGTGGAGTAATAACGGCTGCTAGTATTGCAGGTACTCCGAGATTTGATGATAGTACTCCTGTGCGTGATGGTAAAGTATGGAAGTTAAACTTTGGTACTGGACTCGAAGGAACAGCATCAAATGGTTTACAAGAAAATACTGATCACGATACCAAACTTGTAATACGTCACAAGCAAAACTTCTTGCTTGATGACTTTGGCACAGAAGAACTACCGACTCGTCCAAGTACAGCATTTACGTTTACACAAGACACTACAGAATATGTATATCGTACTATTTTATTCGGTAACCAAATCACTGATGGAGTAACTACAGCGGCTAACCAGCGTATGGTAACATTTGATAGTAACTTTAGATACACAGATTTAAGTGTTAATCAAAGTATAATAACCGCTACTGAAAGTTTCTTTAGTGCTAACAGTACTGTAAACTCAAACTATACTGATATTGTAGCTGCTGCCACACCAAGTGCAACTATTACAATGGGTGCTACTGCTGCAACTACAAGCACAGACGGGAGTAGATTTATTGCAATCGGGCAACTAGATGCTACCGAAAGAACACGTTTAGCAAATGCTGATATGATTGTTACATGGGGCGGTAAAACCTATCAGATAGATGACTATGCAGAATACTCATACACAGGTGGCAGCGGCACTGTTGCAATGGCTGTAATACAGATTTCTGATGTTGCTAATACAGATATTCATTGGCCTGCATTGAATCCTGGACTTGCTAAAACATTGGTTAATGGTGGTGGCATAACACTAAAAGCTGGATTATCATCTGGCGAAGCAGCAGAGATTACTGTTAACATTAGTACCAACAGAGCAACAGGACACGATATGTTGGACATTGGTACTGGTGGATTTAACACCAGTAACTATCCAGAACGTATTTACGGTTCACCATTTGGATTTGCTCCTGTTTCATCCGGCGATGCAATCGACAGTACTGGTAATGCAAGTGCAGCACAAGTACAAGAACGCAACAAAGGTCGAGTTTTTGCTACACTTACTGACCAAGATGGTTTCTTCCGTGTAGGTAGATTCTTTACAGTCGACCAAGGTACTGGTAGTGTTACATTTAATGCTGCACTTGTTCTTACAAACATTGATGGTATTGGATTTAAGCGTGGTGTGCGTGTTAACGAGTTTAGCAACGACGATACGTTTACTGATGCCAAAGGCGATGCAGTACCAACACAAACTGCAACAGAAGGCTATATTGATGCACGTTTAGGATTTGATAGAGATGGCGCTACAGGCGGTACAGTTATCGGTCCAGGTGTAATGAGTTTAGGTGGTCCAGGGTTTAGTCAAACTATTATGAACAGTGACATGAACTTGGGTAGTAATCGTATTACTAACTTAGGAACACCAACTGCTTCAAGTGATGCTACAACAAAACAATATGTAGATCAAAAAACAGATCAACTAAATGATATCGGCGATGTAACTATTACAGGAACAGGCGCTCCTATCACTAGCAACATTTTAGCATTTGTAGGAACTAATCAACAAAGTGTGAATGTTGAAGTAACTGGCGATATTGGACTTACATATACAAGTGGTAATAGTATTACAGCAAATATCAATACTGGTGTTATTGTTAACAATGATATTAATGCTAGTGCTGCAATAGATCAAAGCAAACTTAATATGAATGCTGCGACTACAAGAGTAAATGCAGTTGGTATTACACAAGCAGACTTAGGGTTGGCGAGTTTCCATAGTACACAGTTTACATCAACCAATGGCTGGATAGAGCTCGAAGACTTGGGTGTTGTAAATGCTAAACTAGCAAATGATGATGTAACTATTGGTGGCACTAGTATTGCACTTGGTTCAACAAGTACAAGTATTACAGGCTTAACAGGTCTTACATTTGATAGTGGTACTATTAGTGGTACCGTTGGTATCAATATCACAGGTAGTATTACACACACTGGCAATATTATAGGTCCTGCAAACAGCGGTGCTGACAACGGTGTTAGTATTGGTAGTAGTACAAATAGATACAATACTGTATGGGCAACGACATTTAATGGCGAAGCAACAGCAGCATTATATGCCGACCTTGCAGAGAACTATTTAGGTGATGCAACATATGAACCAGGAACAGTACTTGTATTTGGAGGCGATAAAGAAGTCACAGCATGTACTGCTAAAGGACAAACTAGTGCAGCAGGTGTTGTTACAACCAATCCAGCACACTTAATGAATAGTGCATTGCAAGGCGAACATGTTATAGGTGTAGCACTACAAGGAAGAGTCCCTTGTAAAGTTATTGGTAAGGTTGCCAAAGGTGACATGCTTGTTACAAGTGCTGTACCAGGTTATGCTATTGTTAACAACACACCAAATGTCGGACAAGTTATTGGTAAGGCAGTTGGAACAAAAGACGACAGCGAACGTGGTGTTGTTGAAGTAGTAGTAGGGAGAGTATAATGGCACAACAAACAATAAATGTAGGCACTGGAGCAAATACCGGAGGGGGAGATCCCCTCCGCAATGCAATGATAAAAATCAATGAAAACTTTACAGAAGTTTATGCAGACATTGCAGGATTAGCAGATGGACAAGTCAACACTGATATCAAAGGCAGTGTGTTTGCAGACGATAGTACATTACTTGTAGACGCTGTAAACGGCATTATACCAGGATATATTAGCATTGTAACATTGCAAACTGAAGTAGCAGCAAGTGCAGATTTTGATGCATTTAAAGCAAGAATAGCAGCATTGTAAATATACGATAAATATACAAAACAATAGGATAAAAGAATGGCAAATAGATTTCCACTAGTAGTAGACACAAATGACGGTAACAGACTGAAAGAAATCCCTAGTGGCGACTCATTAGATTTTTCAAGTGTTGGCATTGCTAACCTAACTAGTCTAAGCGTAAGCGGATCACTAAGCGGTAGTACATTATCTACCACCGGAAACGTTTCCTTAGGCGGTACATTAAATGTAACTGGTGCTAGTACAATAACCACACTGTCAGCAACTACAATGACTGCAACTTCGCTAACACTCAATGGGAATCTTGTTGTTCCGCAAGTACAAAGTGATTGGACTGAAACAGATACAAACAGTGCTGCATTTATTCTCAACAAACCAGATCTTCAAGCTATTGACAACCTAGATGATATCGGAGACGTTTTTGTTGCCGATGCTGTTTTAAATGATGTATTAAAATATGACGGAACAAGTTGGCAGGCATCACCAGAAGCAGGCGGTATAGGATTTGCTGATTTTAGTGTTGTAACCAATCCAGCAAGCGGTCAAGGTAGTTTGATATATAATGCTGCCGGTGTGTTTACATTTACTCCGGCCGATGCACTAACTACAGGTTCTAATATTAGTTTACTAACCAATGATAGTGAATTTACAACCATTGCTGAGATTAATTCAAACAACTATTTACAACAAAGCGATGTTATTGGTAGCGGAAGAATTACAGCTACAGCAGCAAGCGGACAAGTTACACTTACATTTGATGCAACAGGTTTGTTAACAATTGAAACTGACACACTTGCAACTGTTACAAGCAGAGGTGCAACCACTACAACGGCGCTCGAAGCAGATGCATTTAATCAAGCACCTACAAGTACAAGCACTAACACACTAAAAGATGTGAGCATAGAAACACTTGATATTTTAACAAGTATTACAAGTACAGCAGCCAACTTTAGTACAGGCGGTAGTATAAGTGCAAACACAGGTACTGTCACTGGAAATACAGTAACAGCTCTAAGTACATTAAATGCAGCGACAGTTGCAGGAGTTGGATCTATAACGAATACTGCTACAATTTCGGTAAACCCAGGAACAAACAATGCTCTTAAGATCGAAAGCGGGAGGCTAGAACTACTAGCAACCACGTTACCACCAACAAGTCCAGTAGCAGGACAAATTTTCTATGATGGCGGTGCATTCTACGGATATGTAGGCGACAACGGCAGCGGAAGTGCTGGCGCTGTAATGTTTCCAGCGTTTAACTCAATACTTGGATTACAACTTCCTGCATTTGAAAATGCTGATTTGCCAAGCGCAGCAGAAGGATCCAATGAAGGAATGATAGCATGGGATTTAACAAATAGTAGTGTTGTAGTATTTAATGGAACAAGTTGGTCAAACGTATAATACTAGTTTCTGATAAATATGTATAACAGGAGACTAACATGGCAATTCAAGATATTAATGTAGGATTACTTGCTAACGACGGCACAGGCGATGATTTACGAGAAGCATTTATTAAGGTAAATCAAAACTTTGACGAGCTAGATTTAAAAGTATCAGCCGTCACAGAAATCTCAGCAGAAAATATTGGCGATGCTGGTTACGGAATATTTGCACAAGAAGTTTCAAATACGTTCCAGTTTAGAAAACTATTAGTCGATCCATTATATTCAGATACGATGAGTATACGTATTAGTGATGACGGCAACAATGTTTATCTAGCTAGTGCAACTGGGTATACTAGAATAACTGACGGAACTACAAGTGCTGTTGTATCTCCAACGACTTTTATTACAATCAATGGTACTGGTGCTGCACAAGCAACAGTAGCAGGCGGCGTTGCCCCTAGTATAACAATAGATAGTTTGCTTTCGAGAGAAACAACTCCAACACTTAATGCAACACTAAATGCTAATAGTAATCCTATTACTAACATTACTTCTCTTAATGATATTACTATGGCAGAACTCGAACAAGCGTTTGAATGGGACTTTGGAGACCTAACAAGAAATAGAACTAGCATCATTGATTTTATTTTGAAATCAGTAGATGTTGACTTTGGTACATCTCAAGATGTATTCTCTCCTGCAGATGGCACTGCTGATTTTGGAAATAGTAACGCAACATTCGATGAAGCTTTGTAAGGGGATATAAATGGCACTACCAAGCTGGACTAAAATATCAGGATCAGAACTTGCAAGTATACAAGAAAGAACTGATGTTAGCATTGCATTACCGCTAGAAGAAACAAGTGATATAACAGTTACGCTGATATCTGGTGCATTGCCAACTGGACTTCGTATTAATGATTATCGTATAAAAGGTGTTGCAGTCGAAGTTAGTAAAACCACTGAGTTTGAGTTTGTTTTGAGAGCAAGTAATATTGAAGGAATAGCTGACAGAACTTACAAAATCGTAGTTGAAGGAGCCGATGCTCCTGTGTGGCAAACACCCGAAGGTGAACTAGGATTAACTAGAAGTTTCAGAAATCAATACTGGGTCGATACTCTTAATACCGAGTGGGGAATATATGAATCAAATGCTGGTAGCAGTTGGTTGGCTGTTGATGTTGATGTGTACGAAACTATTCCGAGTAGAGAAACAGGTAATAGTGGCGACTATGCTTATGTAAGCAGTTTAAAACAGTTTTGGTATAAAGTCGATACACGCTGGTATAGAATAAACACAACACAAATACAAGGCATACTTGGTAATGATAAAACACTTGCTATTTCAAGTACTGTGCCTAATCCTAACATAGATGATTTTTGGTTCAACACCAATAAAAGCAACGACGGATTAAATCTAGTATTAAGATATTGGGACGAAGTTGCAATGGTATGGAAGCCACTAGATTATGTTGTAAGTAAAACACCTCCAATATCACCGTTTGAAGATCAGATATGGGTTCACATTTTTGATGATACATTTGACTTTCAAATAAAAGTTTATAATGACAGCGAAAATATTTGGGAACTGGTTGATGCTACTTATAGTACAACTCCTCCAGATAGACTTAATATTGCTTACTTTATTTTAGACAGCAGCATAGTTGACTTTCAGTTAGAAGCAATAGATAGAGATTTAACAACTGGACAAAGTCTAAGATATTTTATTGCAGATGAAGACGGAGAGTTGCCTCCAGGTCTGAAACTTACAGAGGATGGAAAAATATCAGGTATTGTTGATCCATTATTATCTTTGGATGTGGATGACGCAGCAGGGTATGACACCGGCGAGTACGATACTGTACCATTGGACTTGGTTGTATTGGACGACGATGGCTACGATAGTTATTTTTATGACACTACATTTTATGGATTTAGTACACCAACGAGACGTCCAACAAAACTAAATCGCAAGTATACCTTTTCTGTAACAGTCGAAGATGATACTAGTTTTAGCAAACGTGAGTTTAGTATTTTTGTTGTAGGAGATGATTTCTTACGTGCAGACAATACTATAATGAAAGCTGCCACAGGATTATTTACAGCAGATAATACATATCTACGCAAACCAGTATGGCTAACATCTGGAAATCTTGGAGTTAAGAGAGCAGAAAACTATGTTACCATCTTCTTGGATGTATACGATCCAAACTCCTTACTAGGTCAAATAAGCTACAATCAACAACCATTTAATGACGATGGTACTCCAAGTGTACTACCTCCAGGGTTAGTACTTGATGGAATCACAGGAGAACTAGCAGGAACAATACCATATCAACCCGCTGTTAATAGAGAATACAAGTTTACTGTTGAAGCATTGAGACAAGAAGTAGATAGCGATGATGTAGTAGAAATAAATATCGGTGTATATGAAGATACACTCACTGGCACATCTCAAATAAAAATAAATAAACTTCCTATTAGTAGGGACGACGGTGTCGACGATCTATTAAGCCTCATTGAGCAAGACATAGTTATTGATAATCTAAGTTACACTGTAAGAAGTGTTAACAATGAAAATTCTGAATACGACTTATTAAATCTTAGTAGACCTTTAGAGCCAACATACAAAGCTAAACGTATTAAAACTGCATATAATAATGCCATTGGACAGGATTATATATACATACTTGATGACGGCGATAATAGAGTAGATGCTTGGAAAAATAAAACACTAAAATATAGTGCATCTGAAGCATATACTTTAGTAGATAATGATAAACAAAACATTCTTGGAACAACTATTACACGCAAATGGCATACTATGGTAAGATACACTATCGATGCTGGTGATAGTTCAGGAAACTTAGATTTAAACTACGGTGTTGCTAATATAGTTGATACGGGCGATTATGTAGCAGATTTTGAAACTTGGCTAGCAGGCAAAGGGATTGATACTACATACTTGTACAAAAGAGTAAGCTCAACACCTACACAACTAATATTTGATATCCCACGTAACTCTATTGTTGAAAGTACTATTATGAATCAAAACCTGTTTCATACCGATGACAGTGTGTATGGAAACTTGGAAATAACTCGTGGGCAACAGTTCTTTAAAGTATTTTTAGATAACACACTGCAACGTGCATTTAATCTATCAAATACGTTAGACGAACAATCAGGTCCGCAGATTACATTAGGAGTGTTTAAAGATACACTGATTACTAAAAAAATCGGTGTAACAAATGTTGATACTATAAGCACTATAAAAACATTCACTGTAAATATATTAGGAGAAGTTGATAGTACAGTAGCATGGATAACCAAGCCAGACTTGGGTACTATTCCTGCTAATAGAACAAGTTACTTACAACTAGTGGCTAATACTACGTTGGCAGGTAGTAATTTAAGATATGATTTAGTTGGAGGAAAGTTGCCCAACGGATTAACACTAAAACGTGATGGCGAAATAGTTGGAAAGCCCAATCAGTATACAACTGGAACAACATTAGGTTTGACCACTATTGATACTAGAACAACAACATTTGATAATAGCACTACAACCATTGATAGAAAATATGTATTCAAAGTTCTAGTACGTGATTTGTTTGGTTATAGTAACAGTATACAAGAGTTTACACTAAATGTTACAGATACAGATGATAAAGTATATTCAAATGTGTTTATCAAGCCATACTTAAAACCATCACAGCGTACAGTTTTTAACAACTTTATCAACGATTACACAATATTTACACCTGAAAGTATATATCGTCCCTACGATGAAAACTTTGGTCTTAAGAAAGACTTAACAACGTTGGTATATGCAGGCGTTGAATCTAAAAAGTTAGCTAACTTTGTTGCTAGTACAGCATTAAATCATAAACGCAAACGTTTTGTATTTGGAAACTTAAAAAGTGCAGTTGCTAAAAAAGAAGGAACAAATGAAGTTTTATATGAAGTTGTGTATGTTGAAATAACAGACCCACAACAGCCAACCAAAGGTAATACAGCAGTATCGATAACATCGCCTACTGCAAACGATTTAAAAATAAATCAAGTTAAACTTGAAGTTAAAGATGATCAAAGTGCAGCAGAGATCGGACTCGATACGTTTCGTATAACAATGCGTGAAGGTGATCCAGTAAGAATAGCTGCTAGTAGTGGTAGTATTTCTATTACGACACGAAGTGGTGAAGTTGATGTTCCAGCACTTGGACAACTTGAAATAGTTTTAAACTCAGGACTAGTGGTTGTTGTTAGAAGCAGTTCAACCACATCAACATCAAGTGGAGACCCATTTAGATTTAGGCCAAAAACAAATGTACTAACAGTTGACAATGTTGGTGTAAAAACAAGTCAAACTCAAAATGTAAAAAGATTTATTAGTAACATAGGAAATATGAGAAAACGTATTGCTGATATTGGTGCAAATGATAGACAGTTTTTACCTTTATGGATGAGAAGTAGTCAAACAACTACTGGTCAAGAGCTTGATTATATAACAGCAATGCCTATATGTTATTGCAAACCAGGAACAAGTGCAAGTATTATTGAGAATATTAAAAATGCAAACTTTGATTTTAGTCAGCTAGATTATGACATAGATAGATATATAGTTGATAGAACAGAAAATAACGAAAACCAACAGTTCATTCTGTTTAATGATTACAAACTAAATGTATAAATACTGTTGCTAGAGAGGAAATAACATGGCAAGTAATATTGTACCCGATACAATCGACGATACATATCCAGTCGCTGGACAGGATAATAATAGTCAAGGATTTAGAGATAACTTCAACATTATAAAAACAAACTTCACGAGTGCAAAAAGTGAAATTGAAACCTTGCAGGATAATACTGCTAAAACAAATGCAGACAACGTATTTTTTGAAAACACTCTTTCTAGATATACCAAGCTACAAGAAACTACAACACACGTTGGTCCTACTAATGTCAGTAGTGCTACGCCGTTGAGTTTTGATGCTGGACATTTTTATACGATAGTAGCTTCAAACGATGTTACATTAACACTTGAAGATTGGCCTACAAATAATGAATATGCTGAAATGTTGATACAAGTGTATGGCGACGGTGCTGTTAATAGAACAGTAACTTTTGCATCAACTTATAGTGCAGGTGCAAGTCAGATGAGAGTTGACGGAAGCACTGAGTTTGGCGGCGGCGCAGCTATTACAACAAATACAGTAGTAACTCGTAGTCATCTTGTCAAAGCATTTACATATGATAATGGAACAAATGTTTTCCTACAATATTTAGGAACATTTGCAAACGTATGATACATCCTCATCAGCCTGATTTAAGTGAGTTTACAGATACACAACTTGAAGAAAAGCTACTCAAGTTGAATCATATGTATTTCATAACCGATAATTCTGATGTAAGACAGCAGATAATTTTGTTAATAGATGGCTACAAACTTGAAATAGAAACTCGTAGAGCAGCAGCTAGAAGAAAACAAATTGAAGATCAAGAAGATAATTCACTTGACGATTTAATAAATGTAAGTTAAACTTACTGTATGCTAATGAAAACAGACACTCTCGGTATCCCACGGTTTACAAACAAAGACTTAATTAACATGATCTATTCAGGTAATGCTGACAAAGTACACGTTGTGCTGTGTAGCGAATCTGATGAAATAGACAAATTCAATGCCGCTATGGAAGAGCAAGGCTTTGATAAACTACAAAAGTATATCCCATTAGATGTAGATCAAAAGACTTTTGACGGTGTATGTCAAAGCGAATGGTTTATGCCTGACAAATATAAAGAACTTGATATAGGTGCAGATATAATGTCACGCCTAATGCTCAATATGCAAATCTTTGATGCGTATGACATGCAAGAAACAGTAGAATGGACTAGAGTTTGCGAAGAAATTGAAGCGTTTAGAGAGCGTGGTATGTTTGATCTGCTACGCTATATGGTGTATCTTGTAGACTTTATGCGTGAGAATAACATTGTATGGGGTGTAGGACGTGGATCAAGTGTAGCAAGTTATGTGCTGTATTTGATTGGAGTGCATCGTATTGACAGTATTAAATACAATTTAGATTGGCGTGAATTCCTGCGATGAATATATACTTGATTCAAGCAAGTGATAATCATGGACCAAATAAATTTTTACCACTTGCAATAGGTTATCAATGGTGCTATGGTAAAAACGACAACTGGACACTCAAAGATGTACTAATAGAAAAAACAGAACCTGTAGATTATGCAGCAACTATGGAATCTCCTGATCTAGTTGCTATGAGTAGTTATGTATGGAACTGGGAATACAATAGAGAACTCGCAAAACAAATCAAACGCAAGTTTAGACAGTGCAAAGTTATAACAGGCGGCCCACAAATAAACAAATACGATCCTGACTTTTTTGACAAGCATCCTATGTTTGATGCGTTTGTACATGGCGAAGGTGAAGAAGCATTTAAAAGCATACTTGCAGGCGACGATTGGGAAACTATACCAAACGTACAAACACTGTATCATATGCCAGAGCCAGCAGTGCGTAGGAAAAACATAAATGATATACCTTCGCCTATACTAGAAGGCTTTTATGAACCTATTATGGCAAAGTATCCTGAGGACACCATGTTTCAAGTTACTTGGGAAAGTTTGCGGGGCTGCCCATACCATTGCAGCTTTTGTGATATAGGTGAAAGTTACTGGAATAAACTTACATTGTTTGATATGGAACGTTGTAAAGCAGAAATAGAATGGATGGGTAAAAACCGTATTGAATATGTTAGCGTGTGCGATAGCAACTGGGGCATGTTGGATAGAGATTATGAACTAACACAACACGTATTAGAAACAAAGAAAAAATACGGATACCCCAAATGGTGGGATGCAACTTGGAGTAAAAATAATCACGATAAAAACTATGCGATAGCAAAATATGCACACGATAGTGGCGTTGATATTTTCAAAGGTATTACAGTAGCATTACAAAGTTTTAACGATGATACATTAGAACATGTAGATAGATTTAATTTGGACTTTGACGAACTTAAAAAATATTTTGATCAGTATAAAAAAGATGGTATTAAAACTTATAGCGAACTTATATGGCCATTGCCTGGAGAAACATTCGATAGTTTAAAGTCTGGTATACAGCAACTTATAGATGCAGGACAAGACAACTATCTCATGATACACCCATTAGTTGTTACTGACAACTCTCCAATGGGTAACAAAACATATCAAGAGCAGCATGGTTTAGATGTGCGTAAGATAGCATTAGACACTGTGTATTTAGATGCAGATGAAAAATATATTACGGAATACACTGATGTAATATACGCTACAGACACAGCAGACCACGATACAGTTATCGAAGGGCACATGTATAGTTGGTTAGTAATATTAATGTATTACTATGGTTGGGGACATTATCTTGCTAAGTACATGCGTAAGCAAAATATTTTAGAAACTGACCTGTATTATAAACTATTTGAATGGATCAAACACAATCCGGGATTATTACATGACGAATACATAGAAACTAAAAAAAGTTTTGAAGATGTATATGCAAAACGTGCATTGTGGGGTAGACAAGCATTTGGTGAAGACGATATGCTTTGGGAATACAAAGGCGCAAGTAGTGCAAGGATAAGTAAAGCAGTATATAGACTAGAAACAGATTTATATAACTTTTTATTAAGTACAAAACTAATATCGGAATGGAAAGTACGTGATATCGTTGCTCTCAATCTTAGAATGTGCAGAGAAAAAGATATAGAATATCCTATTACTGTAACTGTTTTAAAAGAAGTTGCACGTGATATGGTAGGTATTGATGCAGATCGTATACATATTGATCATTTTGATAAGACAACACCAACAAATGATTGGCACAGAACAGCATATCATTATCAAAGAAAAATAGGATACTGGAAATGCAATGCATCAAAAAATAAAAAACCACTTGACATATGTCATAAGTAGTTATAGTATAATAATTGGAGATACGTAAACATGGGAACTAGACAAAAAGGTCGTAAAACATACAGAAGTATGCAAGGCAGAGTTGTAGACTTAGATATGTTGATTAAAAGAAATGAACTTACTCCTGCCGTCGGCAATGCTAGAGTAAATGCTAGAGGCGACGAGCTAGGACCAGGTGGAAAAATTATCCGTAAACGAGAAGAAGTTGTAAAGGATTATTATAGTACAGGAAGTGAACCTGTACAACATGAAAAAAGTGCAGCTCAAACTGAAGAGCTAACACAAGCAGAACAAGAAGAGTTGATGGCGTTTGATGAAGAAGTTGTTCCCGCAAAACCAAAAGCATCGCCTCCTAAATCAACTCCAACTCCTAAACCCATAACAGCCCAGATTCAAGATGAATGGGTCGAAGACGAAGATGGCAATTTTATAAAAAAAGGTGATTAATGGCATTAAACATGAATACAATACAAGGTACTCTAACTCCTATTAATGATAGAGTAATTGTAAGCAATATGTACTTTGGAGAGCAAACTCTTAAAAGTGGAATTATTATTAGTGATGATAACGGATCAACTCGTGGTATCTATCCACGCTGGGGACAGGTACATGCAAAAGGTCCTAAAAATGATTCAGCATATCAGATCGGAGATTGGGTATTGATTGAACACGGTCGTTGGACTCGTGGTGTAAAAATTGATGAAGGTTCGGGAGAGTTAGAACTGCGTATGGTAGATGCAGATTGTATCTTAGCATTTAGTAATGAAAAACCCACTGGTGTACAGTTTGGTAAAGAATACAACGATGGCGATCATGCAACGATTAGTCCAGAATCATTTGGAGCCGGCGCATAATGACAAACCCATTTAAAGATATTGACACGTTTCATACAGCGTGTGACCAAGAGCCCAGTGCAGCAAACTACAAAATGTATTTGTCGCTTGTTGACGAAGAAGTAAGCGAACTTGTAGAAGCAGTTTTAGCAGATGACCAGGTAGAACAACTCGATGCACTTGTAGACATTCTTGTTGTAACTATGGGTGCTATTCGTGCAGGCGGCTTTGACGGAGAAGGCGCATGGAAAGAAGTAATGGACACAAACTTTGCTAAGATTGATGCAGAAACAGGCAAAGTACGCAAGCGTGAAGACGGCAAAGTGCTAAAACCAGAAGGTTGGCAACCGCCACAACTTGCACAGTTTGTAGGCTAAATACTACAAAGGAGAACTGCTGTGAATAAATCTGATATCAAAAAAGCAATCATTAGAAGTCAACATTGTCAACGTAACTGGGATTTAAGTAAAACTATTCCAGATGAGGATATCGAGGTTATTAGAACAGCCGTTGCCGATTGTCCTAGTAAACAAAATGTAGCATATTACAAAGTTATATTTGTTACAGATAGAGATAAGATTGAACGTATATATCAAACAACCAACGGTTTTATCTCTAACTTTCAAACAAATGAAACTGTTACAAACAGTCAGGTATTAGCAAATTTGTTGGTCGTATTTGCAGAATCAAACGAAGAACCAAAAGAAAATATTTTTGGAGATGTATTTGTTCCAAGCAAGGATTTAGAAAAGCCCGAAGACTTGCTCAAAGACAAACACATGGCAGTGGGTATTGCAGCAGGATATGCAAATATTACAGCAAGTATGCTAGGTTATAGCACAGGTTGTTGCGCATGTTTTGATCCTGCACAAGTTGCAGAAATATTAGATATTGATACACATGTACATTTGTTGATGGGTATAGGATTCAAAGACGAAACTCGTCCACGACGTGAACATCACGCAGAGGATTTTGTTTTTCCTACCAAGAAGAAACAAAAAATACAAGTGGATAAATGCTAAACGGTAGAATACTTAAAAACGAAAAAATACTAGTTCATGCATTACAATGGTATATCGGTCATAGTTGTAACTTAACTTGTACAAACTGTAGTAACTTTAATAACTTTGCTATTAGTGGACAAGAAAAGTTTAGTGACTTTGCAAGAGAAGCACAGAGATGGAGTGAAAAACTTCATGTAAATGATTTTGGTATTATTGGTGGCGAACCTTTTACAAACAATGATTTAGACAACTGGGTTCACGGATTACGTGATGTATTCACTTGTAGAGATTTTAGAGTGGTAACAAACGGGACTTTATTATCTAAACATGCAGATAAAATGAAAGCCTGGTTTGACAGAGGAGTTACTGTAGAACTTAGTTTTCATTCTCAGGATCATGTTCCAAAAGCATTTGCAATTATTGACGAAGTACTAGACGGCAAATACGAAAAATATACAGTAACAAAAAACAACTTTATCAAAGATCAAGCACGCCATGCTGGGTGCTATTATGAAGAAGCTATTCTTGTAGGGGATCATCCAGCATTTATAATAAACTATAAAGACAAGTTTATGCCATGGGGTGTAAAAAGTATCGACAACGGTGTTTATAACTTTTATGAAAGCGATAGAGAACAGGCACACACTGCATGTTGGCACAATGACTGTCCGTATATATATAAAGGTAAAATGTACAAATGCGGTACTGTTGTAGGAGCACAAGCGTTTGTTAAGAAATATCCTGTAAGAAAACAGGATAAAGATCTATATGAAAGCTATAAACCCATTGATGCATTTTCAAATACACTAGAAGAACAGGTATCTGCACTTTCAAATAGTGTACCACAATGTGTATTATGTCCTATTAACTCTGGTAGTGTAGAAAAGATTTCACTTGACAAAAAGAAAATTATGCCGTAGTATAAAATATACAAAACAACAACGAGGCATATTATGATTCACGCAATGATCGACTTAGAAACACTAGATGTAACTCCACAAGCAACTGTGCTTACAGTTGGCGGTGTAAAGTTTGATCCCAACAGTGATGCTGAACCACACAGTGAGTTTTACTACAAACTGGATTTAGACTCACAAGATCGTAGTGTAAATGATAGCACTATTGCTTGGTGGGGTCAGCAGGATCAAAAAGTGCAAGACGAAGCATTTGGCACTGAAGGACGAGAGCACGTTGATGTGTTCTTAGACAGTCTTCCAAAGTGGATGGTAGGTGTAGATGTGCTGTGGGGACACGGCTACGGATTTGATATTACCATCATTGAAGATATGCTACGGCAGCGTGGAAAGAATATTCCATGGCAGTTTTGGCAAGTGCGTGACTCACGCACATTGTTTGCACTAGCAAAAGTAGATCCACGTAAAGCAATGCAAAGTGATCTACACAACGCACTAGCAGATGCTTACTTTCAAGCAAAAGGTGTACAAATGGTATATAAGGAACTTGGACTGTGAGAATCGACGGACTTACACAAGAACAATGCAATATGCTTGATGAAATGTGGAAACATGATTCTACAGACGAATTGTTTGCATTTTTTGCAACACTTCCAAAGAAGAAGTTTGAAATGGCTATGGTGTTACATAACATGATGTTACAAGAATTATGCGAAGACATGGTCAAAGTAGAAGATGGAAAGCAACTATTAAAAAATATAGGAGTTAATGTTGCTTAGATGGTATGAATTTTGGGTGAAGAAAAGAATGACGACGATAGTTAATTTGAATAACATTGGCAAGACGACAGAAGAACGGCGTGAGGCTATAATGTGGTTATACACAAAGTATGGCCCTACCATTCAAGGTAAGTGGAAAGTTCGTGGATTGTCAGAAGTTGTTTTTAAAGAAGATAAACACGCAACATATTTTAGTTTGAGGTTTGCATGATACGGTGGTATGATTATCCTATAGCATTTTTAGTAGCAAGTGCAATGATTAATGCTTTTTTCACCATCCCTATCTTAGGTGCATTTATTGCTTATGGTGTACATGAACTTTGGATGGATATATATTGTCAATGGAGGTTGAAACAAGAAGATGGAAAATAGTCCTATTAACACACTACAACAACTGATGTGTATTACTATGGAAGAGTGCGGTGAACTAACGCAACGCTGTTCAAAGATGATGCGCAAGTTTGAAACAATCGAAGATGCTACAGAAAAACAGCGTGTAAAACTGTTAGAAGAAGCAGGCGATGTGTTGTGTATGATTGAACTAATGGTAGAACATGGTCTCTTGACAAATGAAGAATTAGGTGTTAGAGTAAATGTAAAGCGAGATAAACTAAAGACTTGGAGCGATCTTATAAAATGACTAGACTTCGTAAGAAAAGACTGTTACTATTAGCTAAACACGGTGGAAACCACAAGCGTTGGTACAGTCAGTATTGCGAACTTATAAAAGAAGATCTAGTAACCTGGCAGTTTGGATTTGCCGCACTTACTCAGAAAGGTCGTATCGAAATGCAGGATTGTCATGAAGATTAAAATAAGTTGTTACCGTGATCGTTGTACGAGTTATGTCCACGACCGCTATATGAACAAAAAGTATGGCTACACCGATTGGCCTGAAACACAAACACGTTTTGAAAACTTTGTAGAAAAGACGGAAGATGTGTTGCAGTGGATTTACAACCATACGATCAACTTTATGCTTGATAAGCGTAACAGTCAAAAAATCCGTGTGCGTATAGACCGCTGGGATACTTGGAGTATGGATCATACTCTTGCTCCTATCATCCTGCCTATGCTAGTGCAGTTGAAAGAAACAAAACACGGCGCTCCTATGGTAGACATGAAAGATGTTCCAAAAGAACTACGTGCTACTAAAAAGCAACTAGATGCACACAGAAAAAATGGCGATGTTGATCCAAAACACTGTGAACGCTGGGATTGGGTGCTGGACGAAATGATTTGGGCGTTTGAACAAAAGTGTCGTGACGATTGGCGAGAAGATTACTATGGTCCGTATATCGAAAGCGAGGATGATAATCCTCTAAGCGGACACTTTGAATGGGTTGATGACGAAGGTCGTAACGCTCACCAAGCTCGTATGACCAACGGTTTTAAGTTGTTTGGAACTTACTTTGAGAACTTGTGGGACTGATAGGATGAAAAAACTTTGGAGACTGTGGGCAAAAAGCCTCGGTGAGAAAGTTGGAGAAACAGACAGCCAAGCAGACAGTGTGGCTGTTATTAGAACCATTTGGTGGTTGACACATATGGTAACTTGCTTTATGATTATTATACATAATGGCGCAAAATTAGGATGGTGGTTAAATTGAAAGAACTCTGGGTAGAAAAATATAGACCTAAAACAGTAGATGGGTATGTGTTTCGAGATGAAGCACAAAAAGCACAAGTAAACACTTGGATCAAAGACGCAAGCATTCCGCACTTGCTGTTTAGTGGCAATGCCGGAATTGGTAAAACAACACTTGCTAAACTGTTGTTCAACGAACTTGATGTAAATCCTCTTGATATTCTTGAGATTAACGCAAGTCGTACAAACAGCGTTGAAGATGTGCGAGACAAGATTGTTTCGTTTGTACAGATGATTCCGTTTGGTGACTTTAAAGTTGTACTACTTGATGAGGCTGATTACTTGTCGCCAAACGCACAAGCAGCACTACGTGGTGTTATGGAAGAGTATCATACTACAGCACGTTTTATTCTAACATGCAACTATCCCAACAGAATCATTCCTGCGATTCACAGTCGTTGTCAAGGGTTTCATATCGCTAAAGTTGATCAAACAGAATTTACTGCCAGAGTTGCAACTATTCTTATCACAGAAGGTATTACTCCAGACTTGGACACACTGGACACTTATGTAAAAGCAACATATCCAGACTTGCGCAAGTGTATCAACATGGTACAAATGAATTCAGTAGACGGCGAGTTGATATCACCACAAGAAGGCGACAGCGGCGAAGCTGACTGGAAACTTGAAATGGTTGAACTGTTCAAAGCAGGCAAGATTCATGATGCAAGAAAACTGTTGTGCGGCGCGGTACGAGCAGAAGAAATGGAAGAGATTTATCGCTGGTTGTATGACAACATTGAGTTGTTCGGAACAGATGCTCAACAGGATCAAGCAGTGCTAATTATTAAGCAAGGGTTAGTTGATCATACACTTGTTGTAGATCCAGAGATCAACTTAGCAGCAACACTTATTCGACTAGGAGCACTATGACATATATTGTAAATGATGCATGTATTAAATGTAAACACATGGATTGTGTAGAAGTTTGTCCAGTAGATTGTTTCTACGAAGGCGAAAACATGCTGGTTATTAATCCAATAGAATGCATTGACTGTGGCGTCTGCGAGCCGGAATGTCCTGCAGATGCAATTCTTCCTGATACAGCACCTGGTGCAGCAGAGTGGGTTGACTTTAATCAAAAGTATGCAGACTTGTGGCCTGTGATTACAGAAATGCGGCCAGAAGATGTACCTGAGGATGCCAAAGAATGGCATGGGGTAGAAGGCAAAATGCAATACTTTTCAGAGGAGCCAGGACAAGGTGATTAGAGCAATACTAGCATGTGACGATGCATGGGGCATTGGC